CTTTTTTCTTCAAAGACTGTCTACGGTTTTTCAATTCTTCAACTGCATCACGCTCACGCAACTTGGCTTCTAAGGCTTGTACACGGTCTTCAGAACGGTTAACCGCACGATTGGTGTAATCTTCAATGTCAAGTTCGGGGATTGGCAAGTCAGGTTTAACCCGCTTGGTCATCCGCAAAAAGTCTTTGCGAGTATCAGGATTTTCCGCAAGAGTTTGGGCAAGTTGCGCCAACTCATCACGGGCTTCTAAGGACAGATTTTCTAATGACATATTGTTACCCTCTTTATACGATTAGATGACTTTTTTGCCGTCACCAGGCTTTTGAACAGCCATTCCCATTTTGCCAATCTTGCCAGGGGCACTCAAGCCACCCAGTTGAGAAAAGCGGGGAGTGTTGGTGATAACGCCATTTTGCTGATTGTTGTCAGTAGGGCGGCGGGGTGCGGCTGCGCCACGGGGCTTGAATAATTCCATGATGTTTCCTTACATTGGGGGAGGAGGAGGCATACCACCAGCGGGAGGCATACCAGGGATAGGTGCTTGAGCCATTGCTTTACCTTCAGGGGTAGCACCACCCGCCTGTGGCAAAGTTTGTAGCATCTGAAGAATTTCAGATTGCTGAAGTTCATTGGTTTTACTCTTGCGTGGGCCAATCAATCCAGACAATTGGCGAATAGCGTTCAAGGCTTTTTGTCCCTCAACAGATTCTGAACCAAATGCAGGGAGAGACTGTTCAAGTAAATCCATAGCCATGCTGATGTTAATGAGAGCGGCTTCTTTGCTTCCCATCTTTGGTTCAGGCGTTGACATGGGAGATGCCATAGGGGGTGTTTCATTGTCAGACATGTCGCCCATAGGCATTTCTTCAGGCGTAGGCATGGGTGCAGCCGCCGAGCGGTTGCCCTTCATTAACTCCATCAACTTATCTGGTGGAACACTCATAATCACTCCTTGCCGTGTTTGTAACCACTTACTTACACTTTGTCAATAGGTGGGGGGATTTTATGTCTGCCCCCCAAGACAAATCCTTACGGATTACTTGCGGCTTTTACGGCCTTTACGTGCTTTACGCATGGTCTTCTCCAAGGTTAGAGGCGGCGAACTTTTGGGAAGGGAAGTAAGCCACACCCTTTTTCCCTTTCGGGGAAACTTTATCTACGCTGCTTGCGCCCACGTTTTGCTGATTTGTACATTATCAACTCCGAGTTTGTTGACGGTTAGAGTCCCGCTGACTCCTACCATACGAGGTTTTATACCCAGTTTGACGCAATGTCAAGTTGGGGCTTGCTTCGCTTCTTTTAAGCGATTCTGTTGATGCCCGTGGCTGGTCAGCTTTCGGGGCGGTCATTGCTTGTGTTGCCATCATCCCACCTTCTTTAAGTCAGGTTTACCCTCTGATTTTGGAGGCTGTTGCTGTTGTTGCGCTTGCTGTTGCTTTTGCGCTTCAGCTTGCTTGGCTTCCATTTTTTTCAGCCTTTCCAACAACAATTGTTTCATTGGAGGCTCAATCAAGTCAAGCAAAGATTCCTTGTCAATCACATTTGCTTGGAACAATTCAAACGCCAGTTTACGGCTGTCCTCCATAAAAATTGGAGAATTGGAGTGAGCGTCCACTTTAACCACAAAGTCTTTGGTGAACTGTTCTGGTATGAATTTTCTACCTTCAGTGTCTTTCAGGTGTGTCTTGTCGTAGGCTTGCATACACTTGAGATACAGAGTAGCCAGTTTCTCTAAGCTGTCTTCAATGACAAGTGCCCGTTTCTTGGCACGGCTAGAACCCAATCTTGCCAACTGAGAAGCATGGCCTGACGAGCGAACACCCGCCTCACCACGGCCTTGCAAGACGGACACAATGCCAGAAGCCTCTTCAAACATCAGGTCAATTTCACCAATTTCTTTGAATAAATCAGGTGGAATAGTGGGTGCTAACTTCTCTACTTTAGCGTTTGGCATATCGGTTGCGAGTAAGCCACCTGCACGGTTAAGCGCAAAGTTCTTCTCATCCAAGATGCCAGTAAAGCCAATCAATGCGGTAGGTGGGCTGACTTGTTTGGCAAGCATGTCTAGAATTTCAGACATGCGTTTGTTGCGTAACTGTTGGAGATAAACCAAACGCTGAACCTCGGACGCACCCCAATAGTAGTCGTACAGAGGGTTAGGACAAATCTGAACAAAAGGCAACTCGCCTTTCAAGAACATAGACTCCCCTGGTCGGTCATAGATGATGACATCAGGGTCAGCTTTGGTGACACATTGGTAATCTTTGGTTTCATCATTCCACACCCAGAGTTCAATCATCTCTATGGTGTCTTCGGCAACGGTGGCCTTGTACTTAGGGTTTCCGTTTAAGTCAAGGTTGACGTTACCGTACATGGTCGGGTTGGACTGCGACATGATGATGCGCTGAACACCGTTGGCAACTTCTGTCCTCTCATGCTGAGTAGAGGTGACACGCTTGACAATCTCTTCCCGCTTGGGGTGACTGTAGAGTCGGTCAAAAAGTTCAGACTTAGTAATGTAGTAAGTCTGGACGATAGCCTCTTGTCTGTCAGAGTAGGGGATGTCTTCTCGCAACACGCCCATGCTTGCTGGCTCAACCATGTAAGGGTGGATACCATTGTTGATAACCAGTTTGACAAAGGTGGTGTTGTAGTCGAGCGCCCATGTGACTGCGGTGGAGAACACTTGGTCAGCGTTGGAGTTAAGCCACTCGTCATGCAAGGCTTTTGTCAGAGCTGGAATCTTGACATGCTCTCCGTCATGCACGGCAGCACCAAGGTTGATGCTAAACCTTGTCGTTTCTGCTGAGTAGAGGAACGAGGTCAGTTGGTCAATGTGCGGATAAATTTTGTTGTAGAGAGCGGGAACGTCATCAGGGCCGTTGCCAAACAAATAAAAAGAACGCAGAGATGCGTAATCTACTTTTCTTTCTTCACGGCTGACCAGACATTTCTCTATCAGGTCAAGGTAAAAAAGTTCACGGTCAACTGGGTTCTTAGGAATTCTCATCTCTTCACCTGTAGGTTATCTGGGTCTGCCATATAGCTGGCGGCTCTTGGCCCTTGCAGGTCACCCGCTGCTTTAGGGTTGATGCCTACAGATTCTCCATTAACAGACTTGAATTGTCCACCCATCACAGACTTCATGTTGATGTTGCCACCGCCACCCCAGATTACGGAGTCACCAGGGCGAGTCTGCTTCTGCTGTTGTTGGTTTTGGGCTTGCATAGCGTCTGTCGCCTCTGCAAATTGCTTGTCAGTTAGCTTGTTTTTGCGTTTCATGTAGCCAGACTGGTGTTCACCCGCCTTTGTGGTCTTAATGTCGGTCATATCGTACTCAATAGCCAGTTGTTTCAAGTTATTGTCGGTTGCAGAGGTCTTTGCCGACCTTGTACCTACTGGTTTGAGGTGTACAACGGATATTTCCCCTTTGCAGTGCTTCATAGGACAATCTGGCTCCCATGCTTCAAAGATTCCGTGGTTTGTGCAGTAATAGTCTCTCAGTATTCCCATTTTTACCCCCTTAGTGCTTCATCAAGTGTTATTTCGCTGTAATCGTGCCTGTTTATCATCCCAACCTTCATTTTTATGCCTTCTGACGTTACTTGTAACCCCATTTTGGGCATAAACACGGGCTGAGATTCTTTCCTGTAGTCCACATAGCGGGTGTTGTCTATGCGTTTCATGACCTTTACATTCCCCGCTTTCCACTGTTGGTAGGCTTTACTTACCCTACGCTGCACCATTTCAGTGAGTGGTTCTTTGTTATAGATGAATACATCGTAGAAATGACCGTGACTTATCCCTGCAAGTTCGGCAAACAGGGCTATAGAGATGCCTCTATCCTTGTCAGAGGCAAACCTCTGCATGTGTTTTGTAAGTTCACGCTTGGTTAACGGGGGCATATCTGTACTCCAATGTGTATCCTGAGTCCTCTAAGAACCCCAGAAAGTCTATTTCTCCGTAACTTCCAGTAGGGTCAGCAGGGACAACTATGTGGTTAGTGCTTACTAACTTTCTTGTTTGGGCATGGTGACCAAGCAACCCGCCAAAGTTAAAGCCCTCTTCGTGAAACCCACGCCCGACATACTCCATGCTGAAGTATTTGGCTATCTCATCAGGGCAATACTTATAACCATAAGATTGAAGAACAGGCTTCAATATGGCTGAGAGTTGTGCATCTTCATTCCACCCATGTATCTCATTGCTGTTCAAGTGCATGATGCCATGCTTGTTACAGGCTTCTAAGAACCGCTTGCTTCGCAAAGAAAATCCACCGTTCTGTACCACCTTCACAGGTTCTGTAGCTTGCGTCCAAGCAAACTTGAGATACAGATTCCCGTCACCAAAGGCACAGTGTGAGGGTGCGCCTATGTAGTCATAGTCATAGTATTCAGGTTTGAAGTTCTTACCGTTAAGCACCCAACCATCGTCTTGCACGACAAGGCAGTAGTCTGTCTCTATATATGCGTACAAGCCGTGCATCATGAAGAGGGAATACCCAAGGTAGTCTATTCCGTGACAACGCTTCCAGACTACGTTGCTTGGCAAGTTGGGTGGCTCTTCCAAAGAAATAAGTAAGCCCTTACTACCAGGCAACTCCCGCATACTCCTGACAATAGAGGGAATGGCAGATGCCCCGTTGTTGTGTCCGTAGACTGAGACTATGGTGAGTTGGTCATGAACCATACATTCCTATCCTTTTCAAATAATCACTTACGTTTCTGCCAACAGCAATTTGTTCAGGGGAGAAAGATTCTTGGGCGGCACTGACTGCACGGGTAATCTTCTGTGCTATCAATCTAGGTTGAATCTGTTCGGCATAGGCTACGGCAGCAAGAGCCGCCGCTATTACCCTGTCATCCTTACCTCTGCCAGGTGCGCCTATAAAGCCGTTCTCCCGCACGATACCTTTCATCTCTTCTAAGGTATCCATACTGAGAATGCCCATCATGCCTCGCTCAAAATAGTCTTTCATGTACTGCAACATGCGTTCCTTGCTGTTGCTTGTAGTTAGGTAGCCTATGCTGTTTGACAAGCCCCCAAGCGTATCGTTTCTACGCCAAATGTAGTTCTGCATACTACCAAGCACATCCATCAAGTCCCGCCCCTGTGCCCCACCCATACTGGTTGCCAAGCGTTTCAAGTTTCTCAACTCGTTAATCACGGCTTGACCTGGGCCATTCACTTCAAGGTTCAGGGTTGAGTTCTTGTATGCGCCAGCAAGGTGGGCTATAACCCACGCAAACTGGTAGGTGTTGAGTTCAGATGTTGCAAACTCTGCTACTTGGTCTAGACCATCTGCATAGCAACGAAAGACCTGAATACAGAACCTGTCTGCCCAGTCACTGCTGCCATAGGCGGGGTCAGCACCAATAACGTAATACGCACTGTCTATAGGTTCTTCATATACCTTGAGAGTACCCAACCTCTCTGTTGACTTTAGGACTTCTGTGTCTTGGAAGAGTTGCCCAAACGAATACCTGTAGTAATCACAGTCTGTCTTCTTGCTAACCTTGGCAGCTTCCGTGCATCTCGTATGTGAGAAGAAGGAAGTGCCTGTCATCACAAAGGCATAGTCCTCAGTGGGTGGAAACTCTTGGTACATCAGGGCATCGTCTTTGATGCCTTCGTACATCTTCCATCTCCACCAAGCCATTTGTCGGCTATTGATTTCAAAACCATAGAGTTTCTTAATATCTCTGTGCCACTCTTTCTCTTCACCTGTGA